GGAACATTAGATACATAAGGAATAGTGAATTCTATTTCAGAAGAAGTAGATAAATCTAAGATCCAATTGTAAGCATTCTGAGGGATCACCACAGCAGAGTAATTAGATACTCCAGCATGATAAGTAATACGTAATCTACCAGTATGAAATGCTGTTTTTGCAACCGTAAGTCTATATTTAAGTCCTCCTCTCCAATATTTAAACAAAGAAGATAAATAGGCTAAGGTAGTAGGATAAGAAATTGAAGCACTTCCACCACAAACTCCTGGAGCAACCGGAACAGTATGCAATTTAGTTGTTGGGGCTTGCACCAAGGTCCATGAAACATTAGCAGCGTAAATGCAAGATTTCTTAGATATGTGAGAAATATCCATTTCATCTATATCGGTTGAAAATAGACCGGCACTAGTAGGTAAGGAATTATCAGGCATGGCACCCAACTTAACTGAATAATCAACACCAGACGCATTCGTATATCCTTTAGCTGGCAAATTATAAAAAGCACCACTTGAAGATAAACTATTAGGTTTATTCCACCCAAAGGTTGATGCCACTCCTGAAACAGCTCTAGAGACCCAAGCAACTGGTTTAGCTAAATTACCTAAAACAGGAACGTCCGAGACCCTCGACGCTGTTGTAGTCACCTGGTCAGCAATTTGACTCACTGGCCTGGAAGACGTACATTCTTCATCTGAAGCTCCTACTTGGGCTTCCAGTACAGAAGGGACAGCAACCTTAGCAGATGTGGGCATAGCTAAATCAATATTAGTAAACCAAGCAAGGATAGAAAAAGAAGCTCCAGCTCCAGTTCCAACGGGGGCAGTACCAGTTTGAATAGCATTAAGAGGTACCAAATACAACTCTCCCATATTGGAAAATCCATTAACTAAGTTATAATGAGATAAAGGTGCACAATACGGTATTTCAATTTCAACAGGAGCATTAGACGCAAGATCGATCTCAACACCTGGGTAGCCGGTACAATTTTGCAAGATTAAAGTTGGTGAAACATAGGCCTTTCTATTAGATACACTATCAAAAGGAGCGAAAAACATCCAATATCTACCACTCATAAAAGGTGTAGCATTAAAAATCAATCTAATTCTAACATTAGCACGAAAATAGGCAAAATAATTTAGCTTATTTACTACATTTGTAGATTTAGTAATTATAATGTCAGGAAATTTTAAAGTTACATTTGTAAAAGCTGTAGTAAATTCTCCAGTATGCACAACCACAGGGCGCTGCAAAACTGCTAGAACATCATGAGTCGGTCCATCATCCGCCATTTTTGTCCAATCTTCATCTACAGTAAGCATAGGCTTAGTGTAAGAATCAGTATCTACATCATCAGCGAAGGTAGTAATCTGTTGTCTATCAATTTCAGAATTTTGTTTCATTTCAGCAACTAAGTGAGTTTAATAACTACCAAAAGCTTAGTCAGACTTTTTGGCCAAAATCGCCGGATTAGTAGCCTATATTTAAAGTGGCACACACTAATCAATAGAAAATTACAGGAACATTCTCCACTTGACAAAGGTCAACCGTGAATCGGGCTTTGCTGCTACCATCCTTCGGCGATTTGATGATAGCCCCTGTCACGGATTTAAGATAAAGCAACCATTTTACCATATTTTACCAATTCCACAGTGCGATATTCATCAAATGTCAAAATCTTGGGACGAGGATTCAATTCACGAGTCACTTTCTTAAGCTTGTTAGTCCATTCATCAAACACTTTCTCACCATGCAAGCTCAGTTCAAAACAGGAATTCTCAACATTTTCACAAGTTTTCTCGGCATCATCATACGGTCCTCTAATCCAATTTGGGGTTTCCAAAACAGTGTCCAATGAAAGGGGAGCCAAATAACAACACTCATCTGCACTCCAGACAAAACGACGTTTAAGAAAAGATACATTATCAAGAGATCGGAAAGGAACCATTTCACCACTTTTCTCTTCATCAGTATAGACCATTCCTAATTGTTCGTATCCTACTGCAATAGTAACTTGATTGAATCGATCAATGACCTCATCAGAGATATTCACAAGATTATCATCACCATAAGATATCATACGCACATATTTATTAAATGATTTCATTGAACGCAATGCAACAGGAACAACCAACATCCACACATATCTCATCGAAACAGAATTAAAGATAGAATTCAAAATCGCAGTAATTGGACAGCCCGACGGCTGAGAATGAGTCCACAAGTAAACATTATCACCATGAATGTGCACTGAATTGACAATCTCTTTCCAAAGCACACGACGAATTTGAAAATTTTCCTCACCGTCATCATAAAATTTATTCACAATTTCTACAATAGGTCCTAACGCTTCCAACGGTAAAGTTCCATCAAAATTGGAGAAATCGCCAGCTATGATCTTTTCACCTTTGCTTTGCAGTCTCAACGCTATTCGTGTCCAGTCATAAGAATAAACATTTGTTCCAACAGCAATCTCATTTTCAATCCTATTTTTCGCACAATGAGCAGCAAATCCAAGAAAGTATTTTCGAAACACAAGTGTAAATGTCATGGGTCCAGCAGAAAAGACTCTTGTTTTTCCTTCTCTGACCTTTTCATGGGTTCGACGTTCATCCTTCAGAGTGTCTGTCCAAATTGTGGGAGTTCTTTCGTTCTTCCTTGCTCTTTCTTCAATCAGAATCATCTCCTGTTCAATTTCTGGATCCAACTTGTACTCATCATTTCCAAGCCATTTAGTTTTCCCAGGCATTCCCTGAGTTTCGGATGATCGAGGATACCCCGCAGATGTACTTCGTGTTATTCCAGCAAGGAAGGGATCACCCTCAACACCAGCGACTGCTTCCATATTAGTCAAAACACGCGCATGGGAAGGATCAATATTTGTATTCACAATTCGCTCTACATCATTGATGGCAGATTTGAGATAAGCATCATTCATTTCAGGAGGGATTTTTCCAGCCTTCTTCAATCCTTTCATCATAGGATCAATCTCAACACCGTTACGACTAAATGGACGCAAACAACTCGGTTGTGTAAGAACCTCAGCAAATTGGCCATGAATCAAGCTTGGTCGAATGGACGTTTTCGATGGTGCTCCAGCTTTCAATTTAGCTTTCCCCATTGGCACAAAATCTCCTTCGGGTAATTCTACACTGGACAGAGTCTGATCTTTAAGTATGCCATCCAAGTCGAAACTAATCTGTGCTCCTAGTGCGAAAGATCCTAATGCCCTCTCAATATCCTCTATGTTAAAAGGAGAGGAGACACCAAGACCTCTAGCACCAGCAACATGGAGTCCCAGAATTTTCTTAGAAAGTCCAGTTGACAACCCAAAAAGAATTCCTCCACAATCTCCACTACTCGTCTCAAGAGAATATTCATAACACTGTCTGATCTGGTATAATGTGTCCTCTTTTGCATCAGCATATTTCACAATCTTATCGACTCCAACTGCTGTGCCATACTTCATTGCTACGTTGTGAATATCTGTAATCATCAACACTGCAGGAATACGAGTAAATTTCATGTCACTACCTCTAACGATATTTTTGGTGATATCAGGATGATCGTGAACACTTATTGGAAATTCTAACAAAACTTGATCTTTGAACTCTCCATTCTTGGCTCGCACTTGTTCATCTTTAATTCTATTCGATGAAATGACGTGTCCCTCTTTAACGTGTTGGTTACGAATTCTCACATGAGAATGTTTCCGCAAATATGGAAGTGCATGAGCAACTGTGACAGCAATCCTACCCTTTAAAAACATACATTTCACAGAGTAGGGAAAATTCAAACCATCACCAAACTCGAGTACATACATATTTCGCAGTGCCTTTTGTGAGACTGTATGGGCCTGAACATCATTTCGCAGTTGAGATTCCAAATCTTCTGGACCTTCCGTTCGAATATTTTTATGTCGGACAGTGTGAGGATCCCCAGATGCGGATAGTTCAGTCTTAACTTGTTTATTCCGTGTGTGAAAATCTCCAGAACTCGAAAGTTCTTGCACAAATTCTACAGAGATGTTCTTCTCTTTGCGAGTTTTTGGATCGCCTGAAGCAGATAATTCTTGGTTGTACTCTTCAGCATACGCGGGGTCAAAATTTGGTTCAATTTCCACAAGAGCAAAAGGAACAAAAGTTTTAATCACTCCTAATTCCATACGGTATCCAGTTGGTTCGTTAAATTCAAACTCAGAAGTGACTCCTTTTCGTTGACATTTAGGACACAATTGACCTTTCTTCACAGCTTCTTGAACATTAACAAAAGCATGAACATGGGAATACACTTTATTACACCACAAACACCTGTGACGATGTTGAAATCTAACTCCTTCCACACAACCTTCATGGTGAGCGTCAAGCAGAGCACTATCTCTGGATTTACCACGACACAACTTGAATAAGCATGCTAGAATAATTGGAACAGTAATTGCAGCAATGGAGAGAAAAGGATGTTTGTCTATAATTTCTTTGATCCTACCCAAGACACTCTTACACTGTTCTTTGAATTTTTGTGCAAGAGTCTTCAATTCAGTAACTATCTCTGACATATAGTCGGGAACTTTGCAAATTCGTTCTTTAACTGTACTTACCAGAGTCTTTGAGAAAACAAAATCTCTTTCAATCAACAACCCGACTTTCTGAATACAATCATCTTTCCACACATTGTATTTTCCTTTGCATGCAACAAACATCTCCCAACTTTGCTCACCTTGTGCAAGAACAGCATCCATACCAGAAGAAATTTTCTCATTAACCCAATGACGAGCCTCATGATCACGCACACTTTCCCAAAAAGCACGCACTTTCTCCTTGCCCATAACACTAAGCTCCTCCAAGGTCAATGATTGAACAAATGACCTGGTATTGAATCCTATTTCTGCCTGTAACTCAGCCTCTGCGTGCTTCCGCAAATATTCATGCAATGCCGTACACTGTTTGAATTTAGCTTGATATTTTTTCATACAATAATCTCGAAACTGAACGTACGACATATTCGTTTTGGCTCGATCTCCTGATATTGGGTCAGTCAGGGTAACTACGTACACATCTGTTGATAGAGGCTCACCAGTCAACTCAGCAACCTTGGCTGAATCGAGAAAACCTCTTTCTCCAGTGTCAGTTTGGCGATACGTTGCATACTTTTTCTGTATGCGAACCTGAGCGCACACATCAAAGCGTCTTCGTAACGCTTCAGCCGATACAATTGATGTAGGTCTCAACTCTGACACATCTGTATTAGATGTACAGATGATCACACGTGAAGTAAAATTTGTTCGTGCTTTCTCTTCCAAAGAGGCCATGTGTAGTGGGTACTTAGTCAAATTTCCAGTACGAATGATTTCCATGATTTCGTCATTAGGGTTCGCAGCAGAGTCAACAATTTGAGCAAAATCATCATACAAGGTAATGCGCTGATTCTTGTAACCATCCCAAAATTCCTGTTCAACGTTGCGACTATAAATCTCCTGCGTAATATCAGGTCTTCCTTCCGTGTCGAGAGGTATACCATCAATACGCAAGAGATCTGTAGCTAACATATACATCAATCCAGACTTACCAACCCCAGATTCTCCCCACAAATAGACAATGAGTGGTTCAACTCTGGGCCCGTTCGAAAACGCTCCCGAACTTTTAGCACGTTCATAGAATGATTTGAGCAAATTCCAATGGACATTAAAGGGATGTGACAATTCGCGCGACAATTTCAGATCAGCTGCCTTCACCGAAAAAGCGGCTCCTTGGCGATACAAGGATTCAACACGACTACACAAAGCACTATCTCTCTCTATCTCATCTGTCGTATGAAAAGAAATCAATTCCTGAACTTCTACAAACCATGTCTGCACACCATTTGCAAATTGTTCCATACTTGTAATTTCAGCCGGAACTCCATATTTCCACTGGAACACTTGCCCAACTACACGCTCAACAATCTTTTCAATTCCATTCCACGCAAAAGTCAAACCACGAGCAGCATTACCAAGCTTTGTAATTCCAGCAACACAGTCATTCAAATCATGGTCTTTTGGAATCTTACCAAGAACTATAGTACCAAGAACTATTGCCACTACAGTTCCAATCGCAACAAGAGGAGACTCTGATGACTGTGCAAATAATTTATTTGCAAAGAAATTGCAAATTGTTGTGAAATGACCGGAAATAGCATCAATAACTTCCTGACACAAACTACGCGAAAATCCCAATGACAAGAAAGCATCAGTACACATAGCAATCATAACAGTAATGTTGAAATTTGAAGCAATACACGCAACAATCTTACAAACAAATGAAACAAAAAGAGTCACAGTTGAAGCTGGCAACATAAAGGTTTCAAGAATACGAGAAAGTTGCCCAGCCAAACTCATAATTGGTTCTGAACCTTGAAGAGAATGCTTGATGTCAATAGAAAACAAACCTTGTGCTTTCAAATGCAGGATAGGTTTGATTCGTTTCCACAATTCAGGGTACGCTTCATCTTCTTTATTCAATTTCACCCATCTTGTTCCATCAGCCGTTCGAATTTGATAGGCTTCAAGTCGTCCACAAGTTTTCTTAAATAACGGAATATGATGATTTTGGAAAAGATTGGTCAATTGCAAAAATTTTGAATTATGATTGGCAAAATTCGTTTCCAGAACAAGTTGTTGCAGAATAAGACGCTTAAGGGTGTTATCGCGCGCCTTTTCCATCAGCTGGGAAACTTGCATATGACCGAACCGAGTTCCAATTTGTGCTTCACATAACGTTATTATAATGTCACACATATTCTTGGTGGGATGAGATTGTGAGTGATGCATTCGTCCACTCTCATATGACTTCAATATCAAATTTGGACAAATCACGCATGCATATTTTTGAAGATACTCACATGAGTACTTGTGGGATGTTGCGTTGTCTCGCGACACCAATGTGCCACACAAACAAAAGATAGATCCTTTGCATTGAGATGAAATTATGTGATTAATCACATTAATCCGATGTTTGTGAGAATGGGTGCAATTTCGGCACGAGGGATCAGGGAAAATTTTGAAGTTCAACAAATCCATAGCGGCAACCGTATACGTCAGTGTAATCCAGTAATCTATCGAATCACTGCGTCTCATCAAAACCTTTGAGTCTTGACGCTCATCGATAACACTTGGCACCGACTTTGTAAGCCTACACCGTGTATACGAGACAATGTAGGACTATCTTAAACAAAACTTTTACAATTAGGGACATTTGGTACTTCCACAATTCCCTAAAGGCTGCGATTGCTCACGTAGAGCCCGGTGCAGACCGGTGCACAACGACGCTCAACGTCTAGAACCAAGCTCAAGTGCGGTTTTACGGCAAATGAATGGTTGTTCAGTGCGTTTTGAGATCACAGTGAATTGTTC